TGGCTTTAAAACCAACTCATATATTGGCAAATAATCATCTTCAGGCTCTTCATGCTTCATTACCGCAGGGCTTCTATTCAATTCCTCTTCGAGTGTTTGCTTCACCCGCTCCTCAACTTCAACAAATCTCTTGTCGGCTGTATCTTTAATATATATGCTAAATTCACCTATTGACTTCGGACTTTTAAGGAAAGAGCCGGTTATTGAGATATAATCGCTGGACACGGGAATATCAGGCAAGCTTTTGACGTCCACCCCAACCATCTCCTTGCTGAATATCACCTTGTCAAGCTCACTGCTCTTATTGACTTTGAGCTTCCGGCTCTTTATCTCATTGGAAAGCAATTTATATCTCTCAAGAAAGTCTTTCCTATCCAGAAAATTGAAGTCACTCTTTTTGAACAGGTTGGTTTTATAGAATTTCTTGAACAACTGCGTAAATCTCATCCGCAGATTGAAAAGCTCATTATCGTTTTCTTTCTCAAGATTATCTTTCGTTATGCTTTCTATTCGCATCGTAATCCTCCATAATTCTTATCTCTTTCTCTTATAAACTTCCTTCCACCTGCATTTAGTGCATTTCCAGATGTCCCGGCAGCAGGACTGCTTCTTCCGCATATCCGCTCCGCATTTCGGGCACTTCTTAGCTTCGGCCATTTATTTATTTCTTTGAATTGAATTGAAATATTCTGGGCTAGGGATTTCAGAAAATCCACCACCACCAAGATATTTTAATTCAAATTCCTTTTTGCATTTTGAGCACCTTATAAATCCTTCGTGAATGCTCCATAACTCATTACCACAAATACAAGTAAAAACTTCATCATCCATTATTTCTCTCCCTACACTTAATAGAATTGAAACTTTCCTTATCCCACAAAATTTCATAGAAGCATGGATTAATAATATATTCAGTTTCATATTTTATTTTAATCATTCCACCTGGATTAGAATCATTATAAATAACTATTCCTGGTTTTAATAAATTTATCTGAATCATGCTGCCACCCATGCACATTCACAAGCCGGATGAGTCTCGCCATCAATAGACCTGGCCTCATCTATGGTGACCACTTGGCCATTTATGTTCTCCAAGCACCACTCGCAAGAATCAGGACTTGAGACGCCCTCAAGCTTTTTTATTCCCATCTGACTATAGCCCTGAAAAGTCCCTTCGTTAAGAGCCATTCGAGTTTCAGTTTTTGATATTAACTGAGCCCTATATCGATGCAACCGCCTCGCATGGACTTCCGCCATCTCATGAATTACCTTTGCAGAATATTCAGGGCGGTTTAGTATCAGCCATTCCTCATAATTTGCGACAGCGAATATTTGCCTTTCCGTGAGCCCGATCAGAGGCCTGAGCTCTTTCGCTATCGCTGGAATCGACTTGCCCTTCTTTACACCTTCCACTATATATGCCTTTATGGCATTCTGAGTTTCAACCGTCACTTCCGTAACAAGTACAGCCGTATTCTTTTCAGCCCACGCAACAGCATCAACCCCTATCTCATCGAAGCGGTCCTGCTTCAATATCTTCCGCTCGACTACTGCCTTGCCTCCCTCTCCAAGTATAGCCAGGATCGTTGGCTTAAGTATCAGATTGCCCACCTCTTCTATCTCTTTCCAATTGGCAAGATTCTTTATGCTTTTCGACTTGAGCTTCGGCAGGCCTCGCCGCATATCCTCAATCATCAAGTCTAGCCACTCATTCACCTTTGGCCGCAGTTTCCGCTCATTCAACGTAATCATCCGCCGCATATTCTTTGCCGCCTTCGGCTTTCGGCCAAGCTTCTCCAGGGCAAAGCCTATCTTCTTGCTTATCTCAATGAATGCTTTCATTTATAATCCCAAGGATTATTTTTTATAGTTCTATGTCTCTCAACCAATAAGACAATTACCATGAGTATAATTATTCCTATGATAAAACCGATTAGAATAGCAATTAAAGTCTTAATCAATTTCTGCCTCCCCTTTATATTTTTTCCATAGGCCAATCATATAATCAGCCAATTCTATTCTCTCATTATCAGTAAAGTCTTGATCAGGAAAATCATCATCATAGCCCTCAAAGACAGCTAATGACGGACTTATTCCAACTATTCCTCAATTTACATAGATTTCTTTACCGGTTGAAAATGTCAACGTATCTTTTTCATATTTCAATTCCTGTTCCCCCTCGGAAAGATAAGATTCGGCGACACCAACTGCCCGCTCTTCTGCCTTTCCTGCTTCAACCTCTTCTCATATTCCGCCTGCTGTTTCTTGATTTCCTCTTCAGATATCAGTTCAATATAAGCTACATCATCTTTTGAGACAACAATGGGCTTATCCTTTAATGTTTTGAAAGTGAAATAACTCAAATCATCTTTAAGCAATCCAATTTTAGTTAAATCCTTCTCTTCACCCTTAACCGCAATCGCCCTATTTGGCTGTTTAAGAAATATTAGTAATGGCATTTATTTCTCCTTTTTGTCAGTTTTCAACTTTTCTTTATTGAGCTTTTCTGGCAAATTTAAGTCTATACAGATACCTTCATATTCATTGAATTCTTCCCTGCAAGAAATTTTCCTGGCTTCTTTAAGGGTTTTTCCTTTTATGTATTTAAAACTCTTAACTTTTAAGTTTTCGACATTATTAGGTGTAATATAAAGGTATCCATTCTCAAGAAGCAAGAATAAATCGACTGGTTCATATTGTCCTTTCTCATAATTTGGCCATATTATATTTCTCAAAATTATTGAATTATCATCTGAAATTTGTAATATCATTTTCCCTCCTTATAATATTCTTCCACAGAACGGGCAGTATAAAATTTTCTCATATTTGTCCAGTGCATCCGTTGTGCTCCAGTCATTCCATACCAAGGCATAGCCTTCCTTGTCAACCTCAATAATCTTTTTCTCAATAAAAAACTCCATCCTGTCACAACAATAATTAGGCATTCATTTCTTCCTTAAACGCTTTGCTTTTAAATTCTCTTTTTCATATTCTCTTTCTTGGTTAAATCGTGCTGGATCAGTAAAAATAATATCTTCTAGATTATATTCCTTCATACATTTGGAACATTTCATATAACCATTAAAAATTATCCATGTGTCATTACCACATATACATTTATAAACTTCTGGCATTTTTATTTCTCCTAGTTTGTTATCTCATAAACTCTAATCATAGGCTTAAAAAATAACTTTCTTCCACAGGCTGGACACTGCTTAGGATTTTCTTTATATATGCTTATGCTAAAACTCCAAGCTTTAAATTCCGCTCCGCATATGCATTTTGTTATTGGTAAACTCTCATCATCATTCCCCTCAAAAGAAACTTTATCTGTTATGTCTATTATCATTCATTTCTCCTTATTCAATACCTCATCTACCTTAGCCTTAAGCCCCTCAAGCTCAGCCATCAGAGCCCGTTCCCGCTTCTCAACTTCCTCCTCTCCGACTGGGATATAAGCTGAGGACACATAATACTGATTACCTTCAGGATACGTATCCTTTCCCCGTTTTTGTCTGATCTGGTTTGAATTTAATGCCCCGACTGAGAATAGCATCTGGTCTCTCTTAACTTCGGCATCCTTGTCTCTCAAGTCGACTTCATTAAGCACAAATTCATAAGTTTCGCATCCTAAGCCCTCATGGATTATCTTATTGGTTACAAGGCGGTTGATGGTTTGCTCAAGCGGTTTCACGACAGAGCTGATGTATATTTTCGTTGACTCGGGTGCGGTTGAACCTCCGAGCGAGCCTTCTTTAGCAATCCCTATCCGGTACGGCGGCATCTTATATACCACAAGCACCTCTTCGCTCAGGCTATTCTTGTACCACTCGAATGAGCCCTCTTTCTGGGTCTGCTTCATGTCCAGCGGTGTCCATTCCATTGTTCCACCTTCTGGTGAATGCATGACTATCGTCTTGTGCGCATTCTCCGTTCGCTTTATCTCGACATCAAGAAAGTCCGATATCTGTTTGGCTGCATCCTTAGACCATTTTCCGGTAAGGGATACTATCGCGGCCGGCACGCCGTAGTTCTCGAAGAAGGCCAGGTTGTAGTCCCGAACGGCTATTAGCCCGAGAACAGAGCCGACAGACGGAAGTATGTTCGGCGCCCCATAATAATCGCTTCCGGAATAGTAGTTCCGATAGAATATCATCTCATTGGCTTTCTTTTCCGAATCGCTTTCCTTCAACGGCTTCCCATCTTCGCTGTTAAAATCCTCTTTCAGCCCGAACCGCTTAAACCACATCTTATCGTTGTTGCGTATCTGGCAGTATTTATCATGCGATTCATGCACTCGGATCGTTCTGGCCGGCACGTGCCACATGCCATTGATTATTTTATTGTCTCTGGATATTTCCCAGCCCCACCAGCCTATAACGCCCCAGTCTATGATGCTTCGCTCAAGCGTGCCCTCGAATGTCTCATCCCTGTCACCGCCGGACTCGCTTATGAAGTCCTCTATCTTCTTTTTCTCCGCCTCATTCTCTTTCTTGCCCTCGATTGGCTGTAGTGTCCAGCCTTGACCTATGACATCCTTAGCGATCTGCTTGACGCAGGCATCGAAATATGAGCAGTTATCCTGAAGCTTGAGAAGCGATGACACCTCGAATGGCAGTGGGATAAGCCCGTTATCAGTCAAATACTTTACTTCCCCTAGCTGCTTGCTCTTCGCATCCTTCGATTTCTTGACATCCTTCACATCCTTTTTGTCTGTCTTCTGCTTCGTGAATATCTGGTTTGCGGAATATACGCCCGCAGATGTCACAACCCAGCATTCCTTATAATCTTTATTCTCGCTTTCAGGCAGTGGGCTTTTTGGAACTGTAGCCGGTTGTTTTTGAGGCGGCAATCCAAATATATAATTTGTCTTTTCTTTCCACCAGTTCTGTATTTTTGAGGCTATCTCTTTCATTGTTATTCCTTTAGAAGTTTTCTATAATATTTAATTTCCTCAATCGAACTAGTTATTAAGCTATTACAACAATCTTTCACGAGTTCTTGAGAAAGCATATCATTACATTCAGGCTCAATATGATTTTCTACGTGTTGCTTAATAACAGCAACCCTCAAAAGCTTTTCTTGACAATAGCCTATTTGAGATTCAATCATTAATCTATCCATTTTATTTTTCTCTCCTGATTTTCTTCTATGCTGGAACTAATGAGCCCGTTTTAGTACCAAAAAAATCTTTTTTCATATCTTCCACGCATTCTAAATCAAACAAGTTATCATCATACAGACCAATGCTGCCATATCCAAGATATTTATAATCTGCCATTACTGATAATGTTTCATAAGAATCCATAGGTGTTTTAAGAGACCCAAAAAATTCTTTCATGAAATTATAAAGAATATTGATTGATACCTCATCTCTAATATCAAAAAAATAACCCTGAATTATGCCATCAATGTTAAAGAGGCATAACTGCCATTCGGCCACTTTTTCTTTGATACTAATTTTTTTCTTCAATTTCCTAATAAATCTTAATATGCTAAACTTGAGAATCCTTAATTTTAATAACATTCTATTTCTCCTACACTACCCAGCCTTCCCTCTCTTCCTGAACTCTCTCTATCTCTGGCTTTGGCTCAGGCTCAGGAGGCGGCTTGAAATCCTTGCCGTATATAAAACGGTTTCTCTTGTGTTCATTGAATCCCAGGGCTATCAGCCGCTTCCGCAGGTCATCTTCTGGCACTGATAGCGAATATGCGAAAGAACCAAGCGCCGCATGGCCATGCTTGGCAATCAGCTGCCTGGTCTTCTCGACAAGCGCAATATCATCCAGAATAATAGGAGTTCTCTCTCTCTTCTCCTGGCCTCTGTGATAGACTGAGCTGGGTCCGCTGCTTGCTCGGTTTTGAAATCCCCAATTAGCCAAAGCCAACCCGATAACGCAATCATCATGATAGCCCTCTGGAGCCTGATATCGAATGAGCCCGGATGAGGTCATCTCATATTCGAATATGACCATTTCGTTATATTGGATCGGTGCAATCTCTTTCTTAAGTATCGTTATTTTTTCTTGCTCAAGAGAAAGCATGAAGCTCTGGATTAACTTTTTTTTACTCTCGTTTGTGAATTTATACGGCCGCACATCCAACCCCATGTCAATCAAATCCTGATAAATCGGATCTCCCACTCCCGTGGCGTCAAGCCAAATTTGGGCATTATTATATTTCTTAGCTATGAATTTAATCCGTTCTCGCTGTATCTTCCAATCAATCTCATTGAATCTGTCCACATAAACCTGATTCCCGTCGTCGTCCATGACGCTTAGCACGGTATAATCTTGCAGTCGTGCTAAATCTACCCCCAGAACATAGCTTTTTCCAGGTATGGATTCGGCCGGTCTTGCCGTTGCACATTTATCGAGATTCCGGAATACAGTCGATGAGTCCTCAAGGAAATTGCCATATATCTCTTGCTCCTGTATTGACTTAGGGATTTCATCTATAAGCTCCTGCTTCTGCTTTTCTGTCAGATATGGATTATCATATGATGAGAACTGGAAGAACTCCTGGTCTTCCCTTTCCGGATCCGCTGCCCTCATGGCCAATTCATGAAATAAGCCCTTGCCTTTTGGCGTCCCTCCGATGTAGAAGTCGGGATTATAATCCAGAGTCATGGGCAAAATTGAATTGTAATACAGATATTCCTTTCTCAGGATGATTCCCGCCTCGTTCAGCATGATGAATTTATAGGCAAATCCCTCGATAAGCTCTGGTCTGTCCGCACTCCTCATGTCCAGTTTATGGCCGCATATCTCAAGTTCTTTCTTCTGCTGCCGCCATTTCCAATACTTCTGAGGCAGGTTCTTCAGCACGGGATAGAAATAACGCTCAATATATTTGTCGATATTTCCATTCACGGTATCGACCCAAAGACCAGGCGATACGCCATCCAGAAGATACTCAATCGCTCTGTTCGCATAGCCTTTAGTAAGCCCGAACCGCCTTCCTTTGGTTATGATTTTCTTCTTAGCATGTGAATCAAAGAAAATCTTCTGCTGATTGGAATGGTAGTAAATCGGAAGCTCCAGGTTCTTTCTTGCCTCTACTTGCATTAGTCTTCTGGCCTATCATCCTGTATGATTCGTTTGATTAATATTTCCTTGAGTGCATCACCAACATCGAACTTGTCTATAAACATCCCCAAATGCCGCCCTATCATCTCAAGAGTCTTTGTTTTGCTGTGAAGTTTAAATTCGATTCTTCCCTCCTTATAATTCGCTTTTATTGCTTCTATCGCTCTTGCCTTTTCTTCTGGAATTTTATCCATATCTTTGAATGTGACAAATCCTTTTGCTGTTGATGCATCCACATAATCTTTGATATTAGAAAAACCCAAATAAGCCAGTTCTTCTAATACTCTGTCTTGCGTGATTTCAGTCCTCTTTTCTCGTTCTTTTCTGACTTTCTCTATTTCTTTCAAAAGTCTAGTATTATCTAGTAATTGAAAAGCAATTTTATTTGGATATTTTGTTTTATATCCTGCCTTTTTTACGCATTCCGTAGCATTCAAATTTGGGCTTTTCAAATATTCATTAACAAAAGCCCTTTGGAGCTTAGTTAAAACATCCTTTTTCATTTCATCTCATCCAATTTCTTGAACATGCGGTTATGGTCTTCCCTGTTCTCATCCAATGTCTTATCTATATGTTCCAATGTCACAATATGTTTAGCTAATATCTCTCCTCTTTCTATGCACACATCGGCTTTACCTGGCTTACTGTTATTATTGTTCCCATTCCTTCTCCGTTGTATCCTGGGAATCGCCTCTCTCACTAGCCAGGCGGCTATTATTCCTATCGCTCCGATTCCTTCTGCTGGTATTGACATTTATTTCTCCTTACGAGTAATCTATTGCCCAGTCCCAAATATTATGCGTGCTATAATCTATATCCTTATCCCTAAGACCGTATGGATAATAGTTTAAATCTGGTTCATCATAATTAGGGACACGGCTATTCAGCTCATCAAGAGATTTCTTTATCTCTTCCAAAAGCTCTAGTTCCCGACTCTTTTTAGACATTTACTTCTCCTCTACTAGCTTTCTGAGCCTGACAATTTCATCCTTTAGTAATTCAGTCCACATGATATAACCTTTCGTAACAATCACGTTCCCATCTACAAATCCGACTATATCCACGTCCGGACCCGGGACAAGTACATCATATGGATAAAGCGCCGGATCGTACTGGCTGCAACTATTTAGGCTTATTAGGCTTACGATTAAGATTATACTGACGCAGACGTGCAGTATTCTCTGTCTCAAGTGCCTTGATAATCTTCCTTTTTTTGCTGGCATTTTTTTCTTTCCTGTAAATTTTAAATATCCCTTTCCCCATTTTTATAAGCTCGAGTAATAATTTTATGGCATCTTTCATGATCTTTTCAATTAATGAATTATTTTTAAAGGCTTTTTAACAAACCTATATGGATAAAAACAAATATCGAACATTTGCCATTCGATAATTCTCTTCCTGAATCTAAAAATAGGATAAACTGAGACAAAAAGATATATTGGCTCTCTCCATATTTTCAAACGGTAGAATATAAAATATTTTGTTTTTATAAGCTTTTTAACCAAGACTTTAATCGTTAAGCTCTTCATGGCGTCTCCTTATCTAAAAACGGATCGCAGATTTTAACATTGCTTCCTAAATTCTTTAGCGAATCCATTTTCACATAGGCATTCTTTCTTATGGCGTCTTTTAATGTTTTTGTTTCGAAGTCTCCACCGCCCGCAGCTATGAAAAAATTATCATCTATCATCATTCCGACATGCCTGGCTTTCCCATCATTTAAAAAAAATATCAGACAGCCAGCATAAGGCAATTCTACTTTATTGTTTTTATAAGTCAGATATAAATCATGAGCCGTGCAATCATATCCCCTTTTCTCTAATCCAATTGCTTGAAGTACCTCGTGGATTAATCCGTTGCAATCGAAACCAGCAAGGGGGTCATCACCACCGATCACATAAGGTATGCCAATCCACTGTTTAAGATACCAGACAGCTTGAGTGCGAAGATAGGACTGCCTTATAATATCGGAATTGGTAGGCATACATAGAAAATAAAATATAATAAACTATTTGTCAAGTACAAAAAAAGAGGGCAGGATTTTAAACCTACCCTTCTCAAAAAATAATAAATTATTTTTTTGCTTCTGATTCAACTAATCTTGGCATCGCATCAATGACAAAATACTTTAGAGCTTCTTTTCCTTCTTTTGACATTTTAGCTAACTGTAAGAGAATCATCGCATAACCGCTTTCTGCTTGCCTGAGTTTCGCATAAGTGTTTACTGCTGTTGTTGCAACTTTGATATCAGGAATCATGATTTTTCTCATACTCTGCTTGGAATCGAAATATTCATTGATAAGTTTCAAGCCGCCTAGCATCGCTTTCTGCATTTCATCGTTTGCCTCTGGTGCAAGACTGCCGAATCGCACATTCTCACCTTCAGCATCAGCATCATCAGATAGTTTTATCGTATATCCTTTCTCCAGTCTGCGCTCCCCATTAAAATACAATATTCCGACTTCATGTATTTTAAATGCTGATTCATGATACCATATATGAATATGAAGTCCTTTTTTGGTCCAGAAAATATGCCTTAAATCAAACGTAATCTTTTTAGTTATATCAATCTTTTTCATAACTAATCCTCTTTGCCCACCCCTAGCCCTTAACTCCTTGTCTTTAATACGCTTTTTCTTGTTTCAGTTTTGCTCCAAATAGCAATCCTACAATAAGGGTTAATACCGCAACGATGCTTTCTACTGGTATTCCCAAATGTGCAGTTGACTCGATAGCCACCAGAACAGCCGATATAACCGTGATCCAGAACTTTAAGTCTTTCCACTTCCCGGGCTGTGCGACTAGTGTTTTCAAATCCAGCTTTGCCTCAAAGAACAAATAAGTCAAGACTGCTCCGATTCCTGCCGATATTGCGACTGGGTCAAGGCTGATTCCGAATTCCTTCTGGAATACTGTCAGGATTGCTGCAATAATGGCAACAATAAAACCGATTGTCTTTCGTGAAATCATATGTTTCACCTCCTATTTATTTAAAATCATAATTCCGTTATCCTAATCTCTAGTCTTGGCCTCATCGAATAATGTTTTTTCGCAACAATTGCCACAAATTGATTATCGTTTTTATAGGCCAAGCTTTCTAAAGCATCAATAATTTTTATACAGTTGTCCAAGTCAGGCTTTTTGGTTGGCTTAATTACATGAAGTCTCATAAGCCTATGTTTCTTTTTGCTTGTCGATTTCGGGATTGTAAAGTACGCAATAAGTTCCAATGACAATGCTGTTTCCAGTGGCACAAAATCAGGATACTTGGCCACGAACAGCTCCTTGATATACGTCTCATAATTCACAGTCTCTTTCGGAGTATAAATCCCATGCTTAAACCATTTGGGACGCTGTTTCGCTTTCGGCTCTCCTGGGATGGTTAATGTTATTTCAGCCATTTCCTTTTCCCAAAAATATTTATATTCCGCGGATCCGTAAAATCCACCATTAGCCAAAACCAGGCTAAACCAAATAAAAGAATCAGGAAGGTCGTAATATTCATTGCTTGTTCCCCACCAATGCCTTCAATGCACGAAATTTCACCAATTCTGGGTGAACCTCACCCTGTGTCTGGTAGGCTCGACGTGCCTTGTAACAGTATCCGAACAATTCATTATATCTGATATAACTTCCTAATATTTCTGCTTGAAAGTGATTGGGTTCTCTATACATTTTCTTCCAATCGGCAATGCCCTTTCCATAACATCCGTCCCCGTTAGGAAAAATGTTTTTCCCATGTTTTACAAGTGCTTGCTGTAGGTCCTCTGGGCACGCCACATCGTGCACCTCCAAAATACAGTTTAATTTTTTAAGTTTACTGAAATGCTTAGCATCGGCAGATATAATTATTTGATTTTTATTCATTAAATTTCTCCTTTGAAATATTTTTGCCAATATTCCCGATTACCATTTGTTTTGTTATGACAAGAATGACAAAGAGTTATCAAATTCCAATCCTCGTTATTCTTTTTATCATAGTCTATATGATGAACAGCATGACATTTACCATTTTCATAAATTCCACATTCAGGTACTTGGCATTGATTGTTATCCCTTGATCTTATTCTTGATTTCAATTTATTATTAAATTCAATTCCATAAGGTTCAAACGAAATTCCTCCTCGCCAAGCGGGACTTTTTTCGCCTATTCTTTTTTTTCTTGCTTCGCTCATTTTTTCTCTTGTTTTTTCTGTTGGGTGTTTTCCTATATTTGCCTCAGCTACTTTTTTACTAACTTCAGGATTTTTCATAGGATTATTCTTACCTAATTTACTAATACTTAATCTTTTTCTTGTTTCAATAGAACGATAAATTCCCCAATTAGGATTATCTTTTCCTCGTTTTCCCCACATTGGATTTTTTTTACCAGAAACATCGGCATGGTTTTCGCTTATTTTCTGCTTCCAACTAGAAGAAAATTTTCTCCCCTTTAATGATTCACTTAAATTTCTACGCAGGATTTTAAACTTTTTCATTTGATATCTTATGGTTGCAGTACAACATCCACATGTTTTTGCTATTTGTCGTAAAGATAATTTATCAATCCAATATTTCTGATATAGCCAACTCTTATTTCTATGTAAAACATTCATCTTATTTTCCCGTTAAATCTTTAACATACCATTCATGGAAATCATATACCTCTTTAGATGAGCCATCTGTTTCATTCATAGGAATTATAAAAAATGTTTCTATGCTAGCAATATTTAATTCTTCGAGAATTCTCTGGTTTAATCTTGAATAGTATAAATAAAGTCCTTTATCAAAAATGGTTTTGAAACCTTGCTTATTTTGGAGGAAACAATAAAATTTTGCTCGTTCAGGATTTTTCACAGAACATTGGTCATGTATGCGGATGAAGGGGACTATGCCGAGGTCTTTGCATGCGGTAAGAAAGTATCGAAAATTATCCCAAAATGTTTCATTCCACACATCTAAATTAAATACCGGTGTATTCATTTCCCACATATCAAAACTATAAGGCTGAAACATATTTCCATCATGCGAATGTACTAAAAATATTTCAGTAGCATTTCCACCAGCTTTTTTAAGTTGTTTAAGAAAAGCTTTGATTAACTCAATCTCCATCTGGATTAATTCATATATTGAACACCCAAACCAAGGCGGTTTCGGCTCTTCTATAATTGGTTCTGGCTGTGGTTCGGGCTTATATGGAGAAATGTATTTAACATACACCCAAAGAATCCGTTCCCATAATCTCTCAAAGAATCTTTTGACATTTATTTTACACATTTTTTGCTCCTTTATTCTTTTTGAAATCTAACTAAACAATATTTGATGACACCAATCAGATGTAAAACCACCCAATTCTTTCATTCGTCTCTTAAAATACTCGCCAGCTTCACCTTGAATTAATGGGTCTCCTGGATAAGCAAGCGTCCATGTTCTGCATAGTTCTTCCTGGCCCATAGAATCAATTCTTGCTTTTATTTTTGGATTCATCTCTCACTCCTTTAGGCTGGTTCATGGTGTCAATGCCCAGTCATAGGGGAATTCCGTAACTCCCCGTGGTCATAGCCAAAAGCACCAATCCCCAGCCTTATTTTCATTTTTCTAATCACCTGCTATCATCCAGGAAAATATCCCAATCAATGCGACTGGTAGCCATAATGGGATAACAAAAACAGCAAAAAGTTCAACGCCGCTACCTTTTGCTGTATGATAAATAATCACTGCAAGTATGCAGCCTATAAGAACATAAGCTATAATTAGCCATATCCACCAAGCCATTAGGCCTCCTCTATCTTTCTAAAGATTTCAAATGATCCACCAAGTCTTTTGGCATATTTTTCTTCCGCACTATTAATTTTTTCTTACATGCGGCACAATTATCAGAACCATTGTCGTTTCCCTGTTTTAAACTAACGCTAGAAAATAGTCCCCATCTTCCGCAAAGTGATCTATTGTCTACAAAATAGTGCCATTTTTTTGCATTATACAACCACGTCCATCCTTCTCTAAACATCTTCCTCCTCCCTCTCTGGATATTCACCCACATATTCGTAATCATACTTAGTATCAGGATGTCCAGGATAGCCCACGCTCAAGTCTGCAATCTCATGCGGGTTTTCGTTATGTTCCTCGCAGAGTTCCTTCCACTCTTCCCAGTCATAAATCTTGTGCGTCTTGCCCATCTAATCCTCCATCTCATCTACCACTAAAATATAGCCATTGCCATCACAGCTAAGGCATTGCTCGGTCCCACCAGCACTTGCCCATTGACCAGAAGTCTGATTATAAAAGCCCTTGTCTACAATTCCATTGCCGTTGCAAATTGGGCATCGTTCAGCGTGTTGCCTGGGTCGTTTATCTTTACTCATCTAATCCTCCTCACTAGGCTTAACCTCAATCGTCGGGCTAGGCATATCCCTTGTCAGTATCATCTTCTCTCTTTCGTTCATGTCGGACTTAAATCCATTCATCAGCCGAATCAAGTGCTTTGTCTGTAAATATAGTTCAGGCTGGCTATCCAAAAGAATATTAAGCTGTTCCTGGATTGCGACCTGGTCAGCCTTTATTCCCTGATAATGATGAGGAAGAATCCAAAAATAGAACAGTGGGATGAGGATTAGGGCTGTTATTAGGCAGCCGACAAGGAAATATTTAATGTCTTTCATTTTCTAT